AAACGGTAGGATAGGCTCCGCAATTGGTTCGAGTCCAATTACCGTTCTATGATATATTTTATGGTAGGTATAACTATGTTACTTGTAAGTGTATGGTTATACAAGATATTTAAATCTTGGCTTAAAGATTATATGAAGGATTTTCATAACGAGGATCCGGAATTTTAATGGTAGCTCCATCTAACGCGCTTGTATTTGATAGTGGTACGGTTGAGTACCGCACTGGTATAGTATACCTCGTTAACAAAATGATGTTGCCGCGCTATCGCACGATAGCACACGAAGGCGGAACGAGGTCTGGAAAAACTTACAATACAATTTTATTTTTAATTGATTACGCACTGGATCATCCGGGTATCCAGATAACCGTAGCGTCACGCGATTTGCCACATCTACGCCGCGGTGCCCTAAAGGATTTCATGGAGATCATGATGAATCGTAAGCTATGGCAGGATAGCCTATGGCGCGAGGGTGGGACAACGTATACGTTTGCGAATGGCGCGTACATGGAATTTATGGGCGCTGATGATTTGGGAAAAGTTTCCGGACCCAGCAGGGATATACTGTACTGTAATGAAGTAAACTTCTTTAAGTATATAGTATATCGTCAGCTCGCTATACGCACGCGGTTAAAAATTATCGTTGATTACAATCCTATACATCCTAAGCATTGGGTATATGATAAGGTGCTCACGCGGCCGAACTGCTATATGTGGCAAAGTACGTACATCGATAACCTTCCATTCCTAAAACCGGAGCAGATACAGGAAATCGAATCGATGGCGGAGACCGACCCGGAATGGGCACGGATATATGTGCAAGGGTTACGTGGTACGTTACAAAAGGGGCAAATTTATAAGAACTGGAAAAATATTTCCATTAGCGAATACAATAAGATTGATAAAAAGGAATACTATGGAATTGATTGGGGGTATTTCCCTGACCCGAATGCAGTAGTGGGAATGAAGTTTGTAAAGAATGAGCGTTACGTCCGGCAAATTTTATATAAGAAAAATATGTCTGATGAAACATTTGTTAGCGAATTAAAATCATATGGGCTAAAATCGGATAGTATATTCGTTGCACCAACAGATACAGGCGGGGGCAAGGCAGTTGAATACATGCGCACGCATGGGTTTCCGTATGTGTATACTTATAATAAACCGGCGGGGTCGGTGAAGGCAGGGATAAAAGCGTTGCGTTCGAAGCCAGTATACTATGTTATGAGTAATGAATTGGATTTCGAAGTAGGGAATTATACATTTTTACTGGACCCGAATGAGGAGGAGACTTCAACTCCGGTTGATAAACATAATCACTTATTGGATGCAACTAGGTACCTTGAACTCTATAAACCTTACCTGTAGCGCCAAAATGGGCTTTTTTATATGGTAATTTGTAGCTATTTTTATAACCAAATGGGAGAATGAATAATTATTTTAGCTGGTTACTGCCTAGTTTCTTATCCAACATGTGGGTCCGTCCAAAGGACTGGGGTGGAAAACCCGTGTACGTTTTTTCTTCTTCCCGTCAGGACACATGGAAAAAATTTGGATATTTAGAATCTTTTAATACTATACCTGAAGTTAACGCGGTTATAAATTTAAAAGGTAATGCCTTCTCTAATGGCGAATACAAAGTAATTGATACAAAGAAAAAGGATAAGGAGTATCCAGAAGAGCCTATACTTAAAACATTAAACAATCCTAACTGGTTTCAATCCAAAGGGGAGTTCATGAAGCAAACGAAAATTGGGCATGAAATTTTTGGCAATGAATTTTTATATTTTAATATCCCATTTGGTTTTGAGTTTAGCCCTGAGCGCATTAAATCAATGTTCACTATCATTGCGGATATGATGACAGTGGAGTATTTAGAAGGTACTCCGTTTTTCTTTTTCAGTAATGAAAGCCCGCCTATTAAAATCAAGTATACATACAAGGATGCTAACGGACAACAAAAAGAGTTGGATGCTAAACGTATTATACATTTCAATGATAATAGGATAGGCTGCACAAGTCCTACGGATAAGGATTTATTAATGGGACAGTCTAAACTTGAGTCACTTACTTGTGTATTGAATAATATAAAAGCGGTATATGAATCCCGCCATATGATTATAGTAGAGCGTGGTGCTAATGGTGCATGGGTTAACAATAGTACAAAGGATAGCTCAGGTGGTAGTGTGCCATTACGTAAACGCGAAATAAGTACATTGCGTAATGCTTTTAATCAATATGGTACAATGATGGGGCAACGTCAATTTATTATATCTCCACGTGATATACGGTTTGAGCAGGCAGGAAATTTTAAACCTAAAGACTTAGGTTTGTTTGATGAGATTGAAGAAGACTTTAGAAAAATTCAAGATGCGTATGGAACACCGCCAGAATTATTTGCGCGCCCGGATGGGTCAACATATGAAAATCAACGGCAGGCTCGTAAGGGGTTGTATGTTGATACAATAATTCCTGAAGCAGCCGAGTGGACCAATGGTATATCGGCAAAGGTATATCCTAACGGGGAGAAAAAAATAATATTGGATTATACCCATTTGGAAATTTTCCAGGACGATATAAAAATTAAGGCGGAGAAAACGAAAGCTATTATAGAGAATCTTTCATTGTTACTTGGTGATGGAATGATAAGTGAGGAAGAGTATCGAGAGGAAATTTTTAAACATGGATTTGGGAATGGTAAAGCATTACCTAAGCCTGAGCCAGCAGAAGTACCGCCAACGCCGCCAGCGGTAGATGAGGGGGATATGGAAGAAACGGAGCTTGCATTTAGTTCGAACGGTAAACATTAAATTATATGGCAAAGCAAAAAGAATCTGCTCTCGAAGCGGAAACAAAAAAATCAATTGGTTCAATGGTGAAAGGTAAGATGTCACAACGCGACCGTAACCTTGCTATCAAAGCGGAACTTATAAAGAAAGGTTTGCACCCAGAGCCGAAGTTTGAGCATGGTATAACTCAGAAAGAAAGAAATTTATTGCTTAAAGAAAAACTTTATGGAAAAGCCAAAGAAGGACAAAGTGGAAAAGCCAAAGGTGGTAAGTAAGGCGTCTATTGAGGCGGCGAAGGCCGTAAGGGAAAAAATCGTACAGGAGAGAAAAATTGTAAATAAGTAACACTATGTTGACTACTCCACAGTTTTCCGATCGTCTTAAGTTATACGATTGGCTAGTTGATAACAAGTCACTGCTCATTGCACAAAAGAAGAGTACTATTAAGCATGCTGATGCATTTAGTGGGAAGGTTAGTTTTATTTTAGATGATGATAGAACCGTTGTTACTAAAGCGGATCTTATTCCATCTACAGTGACAAAACTTAAAGTGCGTTCTATTATTAATACCACAAAACTTTTTGACTCTCACGAGGATGTGCATATTGATCAAATGTGGAATAAGTCAATAAAGGAAACAATAGATAACTATTTAGTTAAGCAGCATGACTTTTCATTTGATGGAATTATTTCTGAGAATGTAAAAGTGTTTACTAAGCAAATGACCTGGCATGAGTTGAATTATAATTATGATGGCAGTACACAGGCCCTTGTATATGATTCTATAATTGACAGGGAAGACATGTCGGATAATACAAAGACTATGTTTGATGCTTACCGCAGGGGAAGGGTTAAGCAACATAGCGTTGGCATGCGTTACGTAGCACTTACATTTGCATTGAATGATGAGCGTTACGAGGAGGATTTTACAGTATGGAATAAATACTTTCCTATTATAGCTAATAAAGAAGATGCGTTAAATAACGGATACTTTTGGGCTATAACGGAAGGAAAAAATATTGAAGGTAGTGCGGTTGTACGAGGAGCAAATTTCGTAACGCCTACCTATTCTGTTGAAGCTAAGACCGAGCCGTCCACGGACACTAAGGTTGAACCGGTGAAATCCATTCAAGCTTCGGAGCTAGTTAAAATGTATCAACCTAAAATTTAAAAGACATGGACGAAAAAGAATTGCAGAAGCTAATGGATGGTATAGCCCTGAAAAATGGCGAAGCTATCAAAGCGGCTGTAAAAACTGAAATGGAGGCGGCAACGGCCGGGCTAATGAAGTCCGAGGAGCTTGCTGCTAAGTTCACAGCGATGGGGTTAAAGGATAACGTCATTAAGGAGCTTACCGATGCTATAGAAAAGCAAGGTATCGAAATTGGAAAGATGTTGAATGGTACCGCCGGGCCTAAAAAAGGTCTGGATGAAATCATTGCGGAGAAAGCGAAAGACATTCAAAAGATTGCGACTGGCGGTGGAAATGTTAAGTTTACCATCAGTAACAAAACACTTGTACAACGGTCCGCTGTTGGTTCTACTACTATGGCTATGCGCTTGGCGGAAATTGGCCAACTGCCATACCTGGGAACGGAAATGAGTGATTTGTTCAGGCACGTACCAGTTAGTCCGTCGTCGAATGGGGTAATTCGTTACTATGATCAAGCAACGGTAACACGTAGCGCGGCGTCTGTAGCTGAGGCGGCTACTAAACCGGAGTCCGTTATCACATGGGTGGAACGCACTTTGCTCATTGAAAAAATTGCGGATTCTATTCCAGTAACGAAAGAGGCATGGAACGATGTTGGATTTATTCAAGGGGAACTCCGGAGACTTTTAGAAATTAACCTTGCGCTGAAAAAGGATGATCTTCTTTGGGATGGTGATGGTGTTACTCCTAATATTAAAGGGGTGTTCACCTCTGCTGGTGCATTCACTACTACTCCTTTTGATGATAGTGTAGAAGCCGCAAATTTGTTTGACCTTATGTCTGTAGTAGCTACGGATATTTCAAACACAAGACAAAGCAAATATAAGGCTGATACGGTTATTGTTAACCCTATTAACATGCTTGGCTTAAGACTTGCTAAGGATGGTAACGATCGTTATCTTTTCCAAGGTGTGCCACTTCCGTGGAATGTAGTTGAAAGTTCTCAGGTAACTGCGAACACTATGTTGGTAGGTGATTTCCGTTATGGAACGATCTACGATTTAGAAGATGTAGTAATCGAGATGGGTTGGATCAATGATCAATTCGTTAAGAATACATTTACTATTCTTGCAGAGCAACGCCTTGGTTTGCTTATCAGGACCGTAGATGAAACTGCATTCCGTAAAGTAACTGACATTGCAGCCGCTTTGGCAGCAATTGAAACCCCTTAATATGAGAAAGTTTATTTTTCTAGCTCTGTTACTGATTGGATTTTCAGCGCAGGCGCAATTAAGGGATCTTCGCCAGGTGGACCCGCTCAAAACGTTAGATACCGTAACGAATACCGCTACAAATACTTTGTCATCTATTAAGATGGCACCGAATACCTCTGCCAGTACAACGGTGTGGGTTACGGTAACGAAGATTAGTGGTACGGTAGGTGGAACGATAACGTTACAAGGTAGTTTAGATGGAACGGCTTGGAAAGCGGTTAACACAATGGGAACGCAGACGGCAATGGCAACGGTCACGGCAACGGATGCGAGTAATACGTACCATTGGTATCTAACTGGTTGTCCGTTTCAATACTATCGAGTCTCGTGGACCGGGACGGGTACTATGGCGGCAAGTTTTTCGGCGAAAATTTTAGCCAGATAAATCTAAAATCTCAATGGCAAATATTATTGACACTTCCTATTTTGTAGATGACATAGAACTTCCGAATGTAAACCAAGCGCCAATAAAGGCGAGTGTGGAGAAATCTATTGCGCTCTATGAGAAGGAAGTGTTAATAAGCTTGTTCGGATATTCGATGTATAAAGATTTTTTGGCGGCTACGCCAGTATCGGGGGATAAGTGGTATAAGTTAATCAATGGTGAGGAGTTTTCTTTTACGTTTGAAGGTGAAACGGTTATTCGTTACTGGGAGGGCTTGAAAGGATTCGAAAAAAAATCATTGATCGCATACTATGTTTATTTCATGCATCGAAGAAAGGAAGTAAGCTACATGGCAGGAGTAGGAACAGAGGTTGAAGCAGAAACGGAGAACAGTACGAAGGTGAGTTTATACGAGAAGCTTGTATGGATATGGAACGAGTTTCTATTAATGTATGGCGATGGTTGTACTGAAGGGCAGTATGACAACGCAAACCCATCGGCGCGAAATTATTTGACTGCTATGGCCGCTGATTTTACTAATTGGAAATTTGAAAGTCAAGGAGAAGAACTTAATATGTTCGGGGTAATTTAATGGGACCAGAAAGTTACATACAAAAGTTTGAGCGCGTAGTTGATCTACTAAGGCCAACGGGCAATTATACTATTGTAGGTAACGAAGTGACTAGTGATGTACTCACTTATTTAACGGAGGGTGATTATATTACGTTAGATGGTTTAAAAGTAAGGGTCACTTTACTGGTAAGTGATAAAGTTTTTCAGGTGGAGGTGTTCGGTCAAACGATTACGGCATCTGGAATATGGAAATCACTTGGCCCATATTTTGACTATGGGACCCGCCGCACCATTAACATAAAGTTGATGGAGAAAAATGGTGGCGAGTACGCGTATCAGAAATACCCGCTTATTGCGTTGAGATTACCAACACTTGTACAAGTTGAAGGTGGAGTTGCTACGATTGAAGCGAATTTACTTATAGCCAATTTTACTAATAAGCATTATAGACCAGAGGAGCGCATAGCATATGTGTTTGAAGAGATTCTCTGGCCATTAACAAAATTGCTTGTTATGCGAATAGGATCATCCGGTGAATTTATCGGGTTTGAGCCTAGTTATTCTCAGATAGATAGATTATTCTATGGAACTGAGACTGGCGAAGAGAATATCGCTAACATTTTTGATGACCCGCTGGATGCTGTTGAGATTAGGATTAAATTAAAATATTTTATTGACGGATGCGTGGCGCCGTCAGCGACTACATTAGACGCTGGTTTCGAATATGTATTTAGTCATCCACTTGAAAACTAAAAAAATTAAAATACTATGGCACTAGATTGTATAACCGATGTTGAAAATGTCGGCGTCTCTGCCTGCAAACAATTTCCACAAGCGGTTGAATCGTTTATTAAAACACCGCTGGATTTTACTATTACGGCCGTTAACGCGGCTACGTCTGCCTCTTGGCAGGCTGCAATAGTAGATAGTGAGGCAGAGCGCGTTCACTTGTTTCCACTTGCGTATGATTTTGAAAACCTAAGCGAGGAAGCGACACGTGCATCCTCTAATCTGGGTAAAGAAGTTACTACAAGATTGGGGCAGTATCGTCTTCGTAATTTATTCCGTGAAAACCTTGAGATGCACAAAGCAATGTATTCGCATCTTGGATCAGGTGGGCGGATTTTTTTGATTGATATAAATAAAAAACTGATTGGGACCTCGGATGATGCTGGCGTAACCTTGAAAGGGTTTACGTTGGACCAATTCATGCCGGAGAAAGTTCAGTTTGGTGATGGCTCAACGCCATCGCTTTCCCCTATCTACTACACGTTAGCGAATAACGAGGAGTTGGATATTAACGGTGTTCAGTTACGGTTTAATACGCAGTTACTAGCTATTAAAGCATTGACTAATGTACGATTAGCGCAAGTTGGTTCGTTAACCTCCACTACATTTACTGTATCCGTTAAGTCGGTACTCGATAACGTGGGCGTCCGTGGATTGGTGACCGTTGATTTTATTGAAACAATGGGCGGCGGTGCAATTACCTGGGTGGATAACGGTGATGGAACGTATACCGCAACCGGCACCAGCTTAACAACTGGTACGGTAGCGTTACGTGCGGCTGATTTGCTTACGGTGAAGGCGTACGAAGGAATTAATACCTTAACCGTAGCTTAAATACTAGGGCTAGTGAGAATAAATTTGAGTGCTAAATTTAGAAGGTTTGCATCGGCTGTTGATTCAATCGATACCACAAAACTTTTTTTAGACTCGGCGCAAGAACGGAAAGAGCTAGCCCTAGATTTAAATCGCTTGCAATTACAGGCGGAAAGTATAGGCAGTGAAGGGCAAAGTTTGGGAACGTATGTTAAAAAATCAAAGAAGCAGGGGGCAAGGGATTTATATGATACCGGGGAATTTCAAGGTAAGATGTTTCTCGACACTAAGCAGCTTCCAATATTTATTGGTTCGAAGGATAGCAAGGCTCCAATACTTAGTAAAGTGTATGGGCCTGTACTAGGTTTAATAAAACCGAACGAAGAAGAATTTGGTAATGAGGTGAGGAAGGTATATATAACTAAAGTAAACAACCACATTGATCTTCTTGCGAAAAAAATATTATACTAGCTGCGAGCTGCTCCCTCTTTGGAATTTTTTTAAGGTGAATAGTGGTACACAATTAGAATTAAAATATCTTGTGGTTATCCCGTCACGATTAGATTATGGTTCAATGGTGCTTGGTGAAAAGCAGCGTATTGAGTTGCTGGGGTTGTGGGATACTATTTTTGAAGAGTATAACGGCCTGGAAAAAAATTATGGTGTTATTAATTTCGTGAATGACCGTTCACGGATTCTATATTTTTATTCTTTATATCTCCAGGAGCACGCATTAATAAAGTCACTTTTGTACCGTACTGATGCAAACTATATTGCGTTTTTGCGAGACAAGGGTTATCAGTTACGTAACACTTCGAACGCGGATTACTGGGAGGATTTGTATAATGCGCTGAAACGGGTGGAGAACCATATGACGCAAATTGAAATTATTAAAAAGAAAATGGTAGATGTCGAAGGGGAGTCTAAAAATGATGGTAATCCATTTGATTCTGTAATGGCCTGGATAGCGTCTAACGATATTCGAGTGGAAGAGGATATAACGGTGGCAAGATATATAAAAATTAAGGAGATTATTCGTAACCGTATTAAAGCGAAGCAAAAACAAAGTGCATTAGCGTAATGGCAGAACAACTTGATATAATAAATGATAAGGATTTAGAGGCACCGCTGGCTTTAGGCAAAAGGTACGAACAATTAGCAAATGATTTTGAGGCGGTGGCTGCGGCGTCGACGTTGATGATGAAAAAAATAGAGGCACAAGATGCCACTATTGGTAAATTATCTCAGCATACTAAGGAACTTGAAAAGGAGATAAAAAAATTAGAGGAGGCAAATAAAAAGTCAGCTAAAGCACAAAAAGAATATGCAGAAGCCACTAAGTTAGCGGATAGCGCGACTGGTGGAATGGTTTCGCGTGTTAAAGACTTAGGGAAACAATTCTTAGTATTGCTTGCTAATCCGATTACAGGATTTTTACTTGCCATAGCGGGGGCGCTTGCATCGGTTGGTGCATACTTTAGGACTTCTAGCGATGGTGCGCTTAAGCTAGAAAAGATTATGGCAGCTATCGGCGCTGTATCTGATTTTTTAATTAATAAGGTAGCTGCACTAGGGGAACAGATAGTTAAGTTATTTGAGGATGGTAATATAGTTGGCGAGTTATTCATGCGCGTATTCGGTGCTGTTATTAATATAGTATCCGGAGTTATTGATACGTTTACTAACCTGCTAAAAATTATAAATATACTCTCACAGTATAATTTAAAGGAAATATTTACAGGTAATTTGAAACCCGAAGATATAGAAGCGCTTAAAAAGGCTACTATCGATTTGGGCAAAGCCGGAATACAAGCGTTTACCGGGATGGGTAATGCGGCCGAAGAAGCAGCGGCTAAAATTGAGTCGTTGGTTAAGTTAACAGAGGCCGCGGATAAATTAGACGCCGAGATGCGTGATAGGATTTTATCTAAGGCGAAAGCGGAACTTGAAATCGAAAAATTACTTTTTGATGCGAAAGATAAAACTGGTAAGTCAGATAATGAGCGTCTTGGTGCATTGCAGAAAGCACTTAACATCGGTAAAGAACAATTAAAAATAGATTTAGATTTAGCTACTCGTAATGAAAGAATATTTACAGCTAAGTTATTACAGCGTACTGGAATTATTAATAGTGACATAGAGGCTAATAGGGTATTAGCGGCTGGTACAACACTTTTGCAGGACCAGTTACTAGAAGGTAAAGCATTAGGTAATGAACTAAAAGAACGTAAGGTACTTCAGGCGGATGTTTTTAACCTGCAACGTGCATTTTTTGCCGAGAATAAAAAAGCCATTGGCCAGATCGGCGCACTTCAAAAAGAGATAGATGATGAAGCAATTAAGCGGGCAGAGATAGAACTTGCAGCGCGTTTAAGGATATACGATGAGCAGCTAGCTAAGTCTAAAGTAACTAGTGGGCAAGAAATTATAGGCTTTAAAAGTGCTAGGGAGCAACAAGATGAAATTAATAAACGATTCAATCAGAGAATGATTGATGATCAAAAAGCACGTGATGATAAACAAAAAGAATTAGATAAGGAGCGCACAGAAAAATGGAAAGAGGAACACGAAAAAAGAAGAGCTATTGCGCAGGCATCTATTCAAGCCGTCGGGATGCTGGGGGATGAAATTTTCCAACGCAGGCAAGAAAAATTAGATGAAGAATTAAAACAAAGTGAGGCAAGAAGAGCAATAGAATTAGCTGGCGCTGGAGATAACGAGCAAAAAAAATTAGCTATTAATAGAAAGTTTGATCGTGAGCAGGCAAAAATAAAAACCAAGCAAGCGCAGGCGGATAAACAGAATGCATTATTTAATATTCTTATTAGTACCGCGATGGGGATTGCCCGCGTTGCCCCAAATCCGGTTTTAATTGCCCTAGTGGCAGGAATTGGCGCGTTACAAGCCGCTTTGGTCGCTAGCCGTCCCCTACCTAAGTTCTGGAAGGGTGCCCAGAACACGCCAGATTCGTTTATAGCAGGCGATCGTGGCCGGGAGCTAGTAACACGTGGTCAAGACGCGTTTGTCGCTAATAAGTCCACTATTTTTACGGATATGGCCGGTGCAAAGGTGTTTACCAAGGCCCAAACGGATGATATTTTGGGCAATTCTTCGGACGTAGGTTATGCTTTGAACTATGGTAGTAGGATAAAATCTACTATACTAGGTAACACAATTATAGCGGATAGGCTTCGGGAGGGAAATAGTTTATTGAAAAAGATAGCTAACAAACCAACGACTAGCCTATACGTAGATGAAAATGGGTTTGGCTTATATTTAAACAAAATGGATCAACACCGCGCGCGGGTAAATAGAAGGTTTAGAGGGATATGAGTAATAGAAAATTTATATTAAACAGTGTTGAACTAGGACGGGTTACCCTTGCGGATGATCCTGAAGGGTGGGACACTGTTAAAAAAATATACTCAAGGAACTTTGAACTCGGCGGGGTATTCCGTAAACGTACCGCGTCATTAAAATTTGTGGGTGATGGCTTAACTTATTGCGTTGACCTTTTTGAACTTAAGGATACAGAGGCGGTAATGAATGTTATCGTCATGCAAAAAAAGGATTATGAGGACGCTTGGGAATTGGAGTATGAGGGTATTGGAAAATTCAATCCATTTGATTTAGAATGGGATAACGATTTAAGCCCGTCGGTTTCTATAGAGTTTGAAGATAGCGGTTTCCATAATAAGTTTATTACCAGGCTTGCCATGATGGTGAATATTGGTGACGAAAGTACTATTGAAGGATTGGATATTGGACCGGCACCGATTAAACAAATTCAAGTACACCAAAGAATTATACAAGAAAATAATACTTTAAAGTTATCTGTAAACACCTCATACTACGATGGGACAACCCTTCCTGATCCCTATATATTATCTACAGAAGGGCATGTAGTACCTTCGGAAAAAATATCAGGGGATACGGATTTTATAACTACGCCAATAGATTATTTATTGGCAGCCCCTGGATTGATTTGTGAATTTGTTACACAGCGTACCGCGTTAACTATAACCAATCATATAACAGCTACTGGTAATCTGGAAGAGCCTGTTATAGGGGATGCCCCATCAGCTATACATTGGTATCTGAGAGTATTTCACGATTCGTCGGACTTAAATGATTTTACAGACACACTTTTACACGAACAAACGGGTTTCCCGTCAAATGGTATAAATCCATTCAGTGCTGATTTTTCTAACAGCAATAATATACAATTAGAAATCGGTGAGGCTTTTACTATTGTATGTTTTATAACATACGAAAGTCTGTTAGGAGCATATACTATAACATATACTTTATGTGATGTAGAAGTCTCATTAATTCAAAACTTTGATGAGTACGTTTCTAACTGCCATTATCGTTATGAGTTTATAAAACGGTTAACTCAAATTATCACCGATCAAGAGGATTGTTTTAAATCTGATATCTTTGGTCGTACTGATATTGGTTATCCGGTTAACGGGGCATATTATAATAATGTAGTATTCAATGGTAAGCAATTACGCGGGTTAGATTCGTATCCGGTATGGAGCGTACAAAAAACTTTAAAATCTGTGCGGAGTATATGGAATGTAGGATGCAGTATAGAAAAGATTGGCGGAAGGTTCAAAGTGGTTGTTGAGGATTTACCATATTTTTTCCGAGGTACTATTTCCATTACTCTGCATAATGTTACGGCGGTGAAACGTATAGTGGATAAAAATTTTACATTCTCAGAGGTTAGGGTGGGGTATGAGAAAGCGGAATACGAGCAAGTAAATGGGTTAGAGGAGTACAATAATAAATCTACGTTTGCTACATTTATAAAGTCGGATGAGAACGTATTAAACTTGATTAGCCCGGAGCGTGCGGACGGATACGGGATGGAATTTGCCAGGCGTAAAAGTAAATTGGTAGCTGCTAGTGAGGACACTACATATGACCAGGAAGTATTTACGTTAATGGTAAATGAGGGCGAGGGTGGGGTATTACGGTCGCAGAAAGATGAAAACTATGATAGTGTAGATAATATTCAATCTTCGGAAACGGCAACTAACTTAGATATAACACCGCAAAGAAATTTGTTACGCAACGGGGATTGGATAAAGGGATGTACAAATAAATACCCGACGGAGTTGCTAAAATTTATTTCCGCTGATAAAGAAACGGACTTGAAATCAACGCGCATAGGTGACGCAGAAGTAATGGAACAAACAAGCGTTTTAAATTCTGCATTACTTAGTTCGTTATGGCTAAATAGAAATTATTTATTCGAGGCAGCGGTAACGAACGAGCAGATAGTAGCAATGGAATTAAAGCCATTTGATCTTATAAAATTTAGCCCGTTCGATAGGCAAACAACTAGGAAGTATTATTACGGTTGGGTATTGGAGGTATCCGTAGGTGGTAAAGATAAAAAAGGACAGTTTACTTTATTGGCTGCGAATGTAATTAGTGATAGGTTGCATATAGTTGACCCGGAAGGGGTCTATACGAGCGACCCTACAACACCTGTACCGCCTATCCCATCCGTTGACGATTTCGGTTTTGAATATGATTTTGAACATGTCTTTGAGTCTTGATATATGGCAAAGAGTACAATAATATTAACGTTTAACGGTTGGGCTAGTGGCGACCCCACTGGTACCGTTATAAATTTTGATGGTAATGGGCTGCCTAAAAACGAACTTGTTGTATTAACCCGTTCTACTAGCGGGCAGATGACCGTAGCGGGATCAAATGCAACGGCAGCGAATAATTATAAAAACGCCTGGCAGGCGGACTACGCAAGCGGATTCGCTACAATTACCGTTGCTGGGAATGTGGTTACCATTACCGCGCTTGCTGATAATGTTGTATTTGATAACTTTAGTAGTCCGGGCGGGAGAGTGTCGGAGGTAATTAACAACGAAGTAGTAACGCCGTTATTTATATTAACGAATGCTGAACGTGCACCGGCAGATTCTAATCCTTGTACTACTGTTAAAATTTTATTGGAGGAAGATAACGGTGTTCCACCATTCACGTGGGTCTCCCCATTGCCGGGTAATACCGGATTAGAAGGAACTATACCGCGTTCGGGTAGTGATGTTACAATAACAGTCGAAGATGACGATGCAGTTCAGTCTTCTATTGTTGTAAGTTCTCCTGGTATATTGGATAACACAGCTATTAATGAAATCCAAATAACAGGTGATCCCTCTGGATTATACGGTAGCATTGCGGTATTTATGAACCCAGTTACAGGGGTTGATTATGAGTATTCGATGGATAATGTTACGTTTCAGGAAAGTAATGTTTTTACTAGTGTATTGCCTGGAACGTATACAATGTACATTAGGGATCAATTTGGGTGTACTATATCGGAAGAATTTGAGGTAACGCTAACTACTATACGCCCGCCTGTTTATAGACTTATCCCAAAATCAAACTCATTCGGATGGTTTGAACAGCAAGCGGCCGTGAACGACTGTTCTAATCCGTATAATGGTACGAATGCTAAGCCTAACGATTACAAACCTATAAGATGGTACAATCCGAAATATTTTCAGCCTTGGTGTAACATAGACGCGCCTATAACACAGTTTAGAAGTAATTACGATACAATAACAGCTACATTAATAAATATTCTTACCGATGCTACGGTTAAATCCTTTACTATTACTCAGCATAGCAGTAATGTAGGACAGAGGCAAATAATGGATGCTAAAATTTATGATCGTGGCTCAAGTCAGACTGGTGTATACTGGGACTCTGGAAATATTTATGACACGGATGGGACAACGGTAATTGATACCCATGCATTAGCCGGGCAATTACCGGAGTGGGCAAAGGTGGGACAAAAGTTCTTTTTATCTGGTTCTGATGTAGATGGGTTGTTTGAGATACAACAAATTATATATGATTCTACGTTACTCGTTAATGCAGCAGTTATTAATCGTATTTATACTGACGCTTCAGAGCCGATATCGGTTAAAGTAGATGCTACGTATAATAGACTTAACTATGAAACATATGAGTTTATAGCAGACCTTAGCGACGTAGCGGATGGGTGTTATAAGGTTATACTTAGCATGACGGATAGCTTAGATGAGTATCCAGATTCTATATGGGAAACATTGCCGTTTAGAATTGCAGCCGCTAATCGTGATATTATTTATATTGAGAGTAGCGACCACGTTGACGATGGTATATTATACAGTACTGGTGTAATTCACAAACAACGATTCCAGGGATTGTTTTATGAAGAGGATTTCCCATCTACATTTGAAGTA